TTCCAGTAATTCTTGCGTCACCTCTCACCAGAAGGGCAGTGGCCGCTGTTCCTGCATTGACTTCAAGACCACTTCTGAATGTTGAAAGTCCGAGAGAATCAACATGCTTTACATCATCATATGTGATAGTTCCAGCAACATTCACATTTGTGAAGTTACCAGTTGTCATTGTGATAGCAATACCACTAATGAAACTCGTTTGAGCTATTCCCGCACCACCAAAGGCAGTACTAGCAATACCAACCCACTTGGAGTTAGCCTGATCATAAATCAGTAGTTTATTATCTCCTGTTGATGCATCAAACGAAACATCATCAAGATCTTTTATAAATCCTGCTCCACCACCACCCATAGTGGAGAGTTGAGTGGTGATTCTAGATAAGAACAACCTGTAATGGGTAGACAGATCATCCAGTGTCGCAAAGTTCTGATTAATAGGTGTCAGTGGGTCAATCTGACCACCGGCTCTTTCTTTTTCTTCTGGAGGTTCGTTGAGAAGATAGTTTTCTTTTAGTTCAGTTTGTTCAGTCTTGATTAAAGAAGCAATTTTAGATAACTCTTTCAGTTCTTCTCTAAGAGAAAGAATATCACTATCAATTCTTGAGACATCCTCATCGTAGTATTTTACTTCAGGAAGTGCATCAACAGTCCCCTTCAGATCAGTAAAGAACTTGAGAATAGACTCATCTGCCTTCACACTCTGTTCGTTGATCTTCTCAATCTGCACTTCAAGGGATTGTTTGAGTTTATTCTGTTCACTAAGAACAGATTTTCTTAACTTTTTATCATCATCCTTAAATGTATTACGAAGTTCCCAGATTCTAATAGAAGCTTCTTTTATCTCTTTATAGATTTTGTCCTTAGTTTCTGTGATTCTATCGTTTGTTTGATCAAGATTATCCCCAAGGTTTTTTACATCAACTTTAAATTCAAATTCTTTAACCTCAAGAGACTCATTTAGTTCATTAACCTCACGATTAATCTTCTCTTTGATTATATCGATGTGCCCTTGTACCTTGCAGAAGTCATCATCGATGAGACTAAAAGTTTTACCAATCCAAGAGAAATCTGGGACTTCCTGAACTTCCTGAATCCAGTCAGGGAAGGTTGGAATAGCCTCATTTACCTGTTCAATTCTTGATTTGAGAGATTCGAGATCCTCTTCATAGTATTTTACTTCTGGAAGACTTTTTATTTCTTCCTTAATGTCGATAATTTTATCATAAATTGAGTTAATGTCATGGTCATAGTACTTGACCGTAGGAATTTTTGACTCAATTTCAAATAATTTACCCTCAAATTCTTCACTTTGAACACTTAGGACATCAATTTTATCTGTCTTTGCATAATTTGATTGAATTTGTTCAATTTGAGCACTAATTTCCGCTAATTGCTCATCATAATACTTAATTTCAGGTATTTCTGGAATATCTTTTCTTACATCATTGACTAAACGGACCAATTCCGACCATTCTGGAACCTGAACAACGTCAGTTACTTCTAAAAATGATTCTCCATCGGAATTTTCGATGGTCTGTGTCTCTTCTTCTACAGTTTTTTCAAGAAAATCTTCGACTGAGGGCAGATTTTCTTCTTTAAATTCTTCTACTGACGGCAAATCCTCAGGATTTTCTATGAAATCCCTATACGAAGGTAAATTATTATTATCACGCGACATGTCAGTTATTAGTAAGAATACTTTGGGATTTCTCTCCCGTTCTTACTATTTATCATTAGTATTTCTCTTCAATAACTTCTGAAGTTCAGCTGTTGAACCAACAAAAAGTGCATTATTGACAGTGGTTGGACCCTTAAGATCTTTTTCATCCTCCACATCTTTCAGTTTCTGTTGCAATGTGAGAAGTTTATCAGTAGCATCAGCTACGTTCTTGATCAATTGACCAGCAACTTCATATGCTCTAGGCATCTCACTCTCCTGTGCCAACTCAAGAATACCATTAATAGCCTCTTGCCCCTTTTCAATGATGGAATAAAGGTTACCTCTTGTGTATTCGTAGTCTTTTCTGATATCTTCAGAGTCAGTTTTTATTTTCTCAATCTTTGAACTAGTGATATCCCTTTGAACTTCTACCTCAACAGATTCAACGTTGAAAGTTTCATCCAGTTTTTCATACTTATCAGTCATGTATTACCTCAGAAAACCATACCATCAAAACCAAAGTCATCACCAACCTCAATGAAGTTAGCATCATTGGCTGTGATGGTCTTAATTGCAGAACCAAGAACGTGTTCTTTGACCTCAGTTCCGTCTTGACCTCTTTTGACAGTGATGTTGTTGCCACTGACTTTCTCAATATACATCTCTTCTTTATTAATTTCAATATATGTTGCTGCTGATAGTTGAGATGCATCATCTACAGTAATCACTTTCTCTGTAGAATCTATGTTCTCTGTAGTAGTGGTGACGACACTGTCATCATAATCCTGAATAGCTCTTGGTGCAACTCTGTAGGAGATGTCTCTTTCTGGATTTCTAAGACCTGGACTAGCGGACCCAGCAACGTAACCAACAGTAACTTTTCTGATAATATCATTTGAAACATCTGTTAGAGGTCCGAAGATGAATGTTTTAGCTGTAAATGTTAAAGTATATACAAGAGATCTTCTGGTCTCAAAATTACCCTCATAATCATCTTCCATTTGGATACCCTCAAGTTGAATGGGTATATCTCTCTTCTCTTTAAAATCACCAAGAAAATTGATTGGAAGATTGTAAGACGGTTGAAAATGTGGAAGAATTTGTTCAACAATCTGCAACATATCATCATTCAGTTTTGTCATGATAGACAACTGAATAGTCATGTTATATGGTACGGGAACATATCCTTTCTTTACTTCACTACCAGTCGTATTTTTGACTACAAACTGTTGTGTCTGAGTTGATTTTCTAGTAGGATCATACTGAAGATCGGTGAACTCAAATGACATCCTCGGTAAGGACATTTGAGTTGACTTATTCAGATTAGCTTGCTGTTCAATCCTAGCAAGAAACTTCTGAGTTGGTCCATATGCCAATGGGACTCTCAGAGTACTAACACTATTGTCAGATTCATTTTTGTGTTGAATTTCAATCCCATTAAACATTGATCCAAATCCGATAATTACGGATCTAAAGATCTCATTATAGAAATACTCAAACATCAGTCTAGTGTTTATTTGTTACTATTTAGATTAAGGCATCCCAAAGGGGTTCTCAGAACTAAAGTCTATGATTTTATTACCCTCAGATTGGAATGTATCGTTCTCAGCAAATGTATCAACTAAGTCATCTTTATTGACTGCGCTGATCATGTATGATGATCCAGAATCTTGACCAACAATTCTTTCACCAACAACAAAGTTACCGGTAACAATAGAAATTTCCAAATTGTTTATTGTAGAATTCCAGTTTTTAACTCTAGCTTGAGTTCCAGATTGAGAACCAACTACAATCTCATTGAATATGAATGATCCAGATCCACTATTAGTATTTCCAATACCACCAATCACAACCTCTGGTGTGAGAACATATTGTGATCCACCATTGACAATGTACACTGACTCTACTGTACTTGAAGCACCAACGATAGAACCAGCTGTCGCTGTGGTTACACCGAGAACTTGGTCAACATAATTCTTCTCACCTGTGTCATTAGTGATGGTGATTGTTGGTGGGGACAGATATCCGCCACCACCATAAGTTACATCAATACCAGTAACAATACCACAGTTCTGAATACCAACTTCAACGATGGATGTTCTGATTCCAGTGTTAGTAGTTGTTTTACTAATTGTCAGAGTGGAAACTCCGATACCAGTTACAAATGTAATATCTGGGAAGACTTGAATATCTGGATTATAGAACTCACTATATCCAGTTCCTATTCTGATTCTATCCCCAACAACCATATTTGTGGTATTAATATTAGTAATTGTTGTGGTAGAAATACCAATAGTACCAGTTGTTTTGATTGAGTCAAATCTGATTGTAGCAATACCAGTTGCTGTGAACTGTGTGGTTACACCAGTTGGTGCAGTAATAGAAACGTTAGGAGTAGATTGATAACCAAATCCACTATTACCAATGGAGAGTGATGTGACTGTACCAGCGATGGATATTGTAGCCGTTGCTGTAGCTTGAACTGGTGAGGGATTACCACCAAAACTAATATTAGGTACAACAGTATAACCAGCACCAACGGTTGCTGATGTTCCAACTGCCCATGGATCTACTGGATTGAAAGAAATCGCAGTAACAATACCTGTTATTGGGTGAATCGTAGCGATACCAACAGCCTGTACTGTTGGTGAATCCATATAACCAGAAGTGGTGATAGCAACAGTTGGTGCTGTAGTGTATGATCTTCCTGTAGTTGTAAATGCAACTGAACCTGGATCAATAGAGGAACCAGCGATACCTATTGAAGCTGAAACATATGAGAACCCAGGATGATTGATTGTTACTGTCGGAACTGAAGTATAGAACTTACCCTCTGTAGTAATTGCCAGACTTTGTACCGTTCCTCCATACAGACCGAAGTCGTCAATGGTAGCGGAACCAAGAGCTCCGTTTCCAGTTCCAGTTGGGGGATCAAACGTAACAGTTGGAGCCGTCTTATAATAGACACCACCAGTTGTTCCATATGGGAACAGATAAGACGAAGACCCAATACTGACAGGTGCAGATACGACACTCACACCAGCTCCCACTTGTGACGGAGTATCCAAAATCGATGTGGCAGCTGCTCCTACATGTTTTGGTGTGGAGATACCAACTGATGGAAGATCAACGTAACCACTACCACCAAGTGTTACTGTGACAAACTGAACAGAACCTGTTGTGCTGATTCCTGATGTAGCTGCCGCACCAACGCCGGTTTCTCCATTTGGTGTTGTTAATGTGATCCAAGGTGCAACAGTGTATCCACATCCAGCATTAGTGATATAAATGCTAGAAACTTTTCCAACTGGTTCACCATTACAACCAATAAATTCATTAGTAATAGTTGCAATGCCGGTAGCGGTCACCCCACCAGATGGCGCAGAACTAAATGCCACAACAGGTGCAATACTATAATTGTTACCCATATCAATAATGGAGATATCATTTACAGATCCACCACTACAGAGAGTAGCTGTTGCCAAAGCAGTAGACGCGACACCGATGACAGTAAGAGTTTGAGTATAACCAGTGTTGATATCTGTGATTTCATCATCAATATCTTCAATACCAGTATCAATAACCTCGTCTTCATATCTGAAGAGTTCAAGTTTTAGTTGATAGACGTAGTTCTTTTCTAATTGATAGAATGGTTGTTCGTGTTCGACATAT